CCGGTCGCCGTGATCGTCGGTGTCCAGTTGATCGCAGAACCCGGCTGGAACGCTACGTTTTCAACCGCCGTCACCTGTCCATAGCTGCATCCGATCATGATCAGATCGTCTCCGTCTTTCATGACGAACAGGAACGCCTCTTCAGCCGGAAGATCTCCGTCAGAGAGATTCACGGTAACAACTCCTCCCGATTTCGTCACGTTCTTAGAACCGACTACCGTCTTCAGAGATTCTTCTGTAGTATCCATGATCGGAGCCTGGACCGTTTCGGAGTGGTCCGTCAGAATTACTCTCTTGATCACGTTTGCCCAGTTCCGCAGGTTCGTTGACGTTTTATTCAATGCCAGCGTGATGCCTGCATCAGAAACATCACCGACCTCAGTCCACGCCGCAGCAAGCGATGTGGACGGATCAGTCGGAAGCGCAGTACCGGCCGTTGCATGATAAAACATTCCGGTAGCACGACCAGTTCCCAGTTTTGTTTCCATTCTTAGTCCTCCTTGCCAATAATATTCGCATATTCGTCATCAGCAAAATAAAAGCTGTCCGGATCTATTGGACCTGGCTCAATTACTTCTGTATCCTGATGCGCTGTTATTTCAAGCCGTGCAGAACACATCGCCAGATCTGGACGCACGGGATCAGCTCCCCACGATCCAGATGAATTGACCACAACATGACGAATTGCAGATGTTTGTTCTTTTGCAACCTGTTTCAGTATTCCTTTTGCCAGATTCAGGTATAAAAGTGCTCCCTGTTCGGTTTTGTCTCTGGCATCCAGCACTACTGAGAAGGTATCGATTGTGTCTCTGTCTGTTCCGCCCACCTGCGTGACCAGAATGTGTGGCAACAGATACTCCGCAGGAAGCGGTCTGCAGTACACTGTCAGATAATCTGACAGCGCAATGCGGATCTCGTTCTCAATGTCTATTGATTTGTGTATGATCATCTTCCTACCGCCTTGCTTAGTATCTTGAACTCCGCCTCTTCCGCAGCCGTCTCATCGTCATTTGACACAACATACGCCACCGGCCTTGATACTCCATACGCAGCATCCTGGTATCTCGGCATATTTGTCATTTCCACATGAAACCCTGACCCTTTTGTAATCATTGAGCTTGCACGCATGGCAATATTCTCAGCCACTGATGAAACCTGTCCGCTCATGCCTTCAAGGCATTCTGCAAACCCCTGCGGTTTAAATGTGATATGTATCTCGCTCATCCGCGCCACCTCTGTAGGTTCAGCTGTATGTGCGCCAGTTTCCCGGCTCCAGGCCATACAAGAGGATCTCCGTTGATCGTGTAAACACTATCACCGAACTTTATCCTGTCGCCGGCCTTCACGTCAGCGTCCACAGGTGCGTACACAACAAGTCCGTCCTGTATTCCCAACACTCGACCATCCTGCGACAATCCCGTACTGGTAGGCTGAACAGAGCACTCTGGGATCACCAGCTCGTTCGGATTGCTCCAGTCGAATATGGTCGAACCCCGTTCCCGTCTTGTTCCTGGACGCAGTCGTGTGATGGACTGTCTCCAGAATGATTGCAAAGCCATCAGAACACCCCCAGTACTTTATACGGGATCAGCAGTTCCTTGTTGTCGCCCACCAGCGCAGTCGCGCGTGCGTTGTTTATCCACCCTGCGTTGTAAGTAACTGACACGCCGCCAGATGCTTCTGACGTTATTCCAGGGGGAACCGCGATCGAATGCATCACACGATGCGCGATCAGCTCTTTGATCGGTGCAAGCAGGTTGTCAGACAGACCAGCAGTATATATAACTACTACCCTCGAAAATCTTTCGGCATATCCCACATCAAACACGCGCAGCAGTCCGTTTGTATCGATGGCAAAATTGGTATATGACGCTTCTCCGATAGTCACGGAAGAAACGTCTGTCACGAATCGAGCTGGAAGCTGAATCAACACATCACTACCGACATGTGTCACACGCCTGTCGTGCATGATCGTGTCCATTCTGCATGCAGCAGACGGCGAGAGATGCCATCCGACATAGTTCCGGATTGCAGCATCAGCCGCGCCGATCTCAAGCGATACGCGGTCATCTCCGTCGCTGTTTCGTCCTGTAAACGACTTATATTCCTGGACAGTCAGCATTTCTTGGAGTGCATTGATTTCCGTGAGTGTATATCCCCAATTCGTCAGCAGACTCATTTTACTTTCACCGCCTTACGCGCTTTATTTGCAGGTTTCTTTGCCTTGTTTGACGGATCAACCGTCTTTTTCTCGATTACCTCTTCAGCAGGCACAGCACACGCAGGAACGTCCTTCTCGTGGAACTGGTACACCTTGCCGTTCGGCATTCTGTATTTTTTCAGCATCGGTTTCACCGCCTTTCAAAAAGGGCCGCCGAGACGGCCCCCGTGTCAATCAGTTATCAGGTCCCACCAGTCGCGCCAGTAGCACCGCCCGGAGTGCCAACGATCTCGAACGCAGACGGAACTCTGACAGCCAGTGCCAGTCTTTCCTCAATGCGGATCGTGATGATGTTCTTAATGAAGTCATCCTGATCGCTGTTCGAAACTTCCACGCGGAATCCTTCATTCGCTTTAGTGATCACAGCCGCACCGGCTTTGAACGCGCCAACGCAGCACTCACCCTGCGGAATGCCAGCGGATTCGACAACATTCAGGCCCCAGATACGCGGATTTCCATTGTATCCGCCGTTGCCATAGGAACCAAATGCAGGACCGCCGAGCAGATACTGCAAATTGCTGTCCTTCGTCTGAAGCAGCGTTGACCAGTCAGCCGGGTTGATCAGCAGAGCATCCGGGACATATCCTGTGTCAGCGAAAACGTCCTGTTTTGCAGCAAGGATATTGTCGAACGTGATGGAACCGCCGCCAGACTGCACGCCGGAAGTATCCAGCAGTTCATCAATCAGATAGTTCTCAACAGCCTTCTGGAACTCAAACACGCCACGGTTCCGGATCGCGCTCTCGATGAAAGCGAAATCGCTGAGCAGCTCGTCACTCTCTTTCAGGTATGCAGCGATCTTGTCAAGCGCAACAGTCACCGGAGTGTACGGGATATGAATCCGTGCTTTTGTTCCGCCTTCGGAAGTGGTCCCGATAGAACCTTCAATAGTACCGATCTTGTAGTACGTCAACGCATTACCGGTGATTGTTTCAGCACCGAACAGGCCGCGGACAGCAAGTGCTCCCATCAGGTTGACAGGATTTCTGTCATAGTCATAGATCTTATTCTCGCCGACCGCTTCCAGGTCAGTGTTTGCCTTGATGAACGTGCTGACGCTGCCGCGAGCACCCTTCAGGCTTTCCAGGTTCATAGCTTTGATGCCGGTTTTCTCTTCCACCGCTTCGACCTCCTGTTTTTCTTTGCCGATCGTGTTCAGCAGGGCCGCCTTTTTCTCAGCCTGCTCGATCTCGGCCGTCTTTGTTTCGATTTCTGCCTGCAGCTTCTCGCCTTCTGCGATAGCTTCAGCATCGTCAGCCTCGATGCGCTCTTTCAGTTCATACAGAGCGTCCTGTTTGGCTTTCAGTTCTTCTTTCAGACTCATGTATCAGTCCTCCATGTTCATGTTTTTGATGTATTCCAGCAGTCCTTCCTTCTTCGGATTGCTCTGCTCCGGCTCCTCTGCTGCCGCATTGGCCTTCGCTTCGTCCTCTCCGTCTTCTGGATTGTCTGCGTCTAAAACGCCCTGTAAGAGCGTGATAGCCTGTCGTATTGCATCCTCGTCTTTTGCGCTGTTACGCCGTCCGGCCTTGACTTCCGGTTCTTCCGACTTGATCTCTGTCATGACTGCGTTCTGGTTCGCCGGTATCGGAACAACGGAAATCTCGAACAAATCCAGCTTCCGCAATTCGTTTGCTTTGATGCCGCTTTCCAGTTCAACCGGCCCGGCTTCCAAAACGTCATAGGCAAACGAGAACTGATATACGACGCCGCTCTTGACGATCGCCCGTTTTTCCTGTGCGAGCGTTGTATCAAAAAAGCTCGCTGTCATCAGCGGGCCTTTTTCTGTGTCCTGTATGTTTTCCGGGTCTACCGATCCTATGATCTGATCGAGATCGTGATTCCAGCATAGCGGGAACGGATGTCCTGACTTCTTTCGCTTCTGGATCGTTTCTGTAAACGCTCCCGGTGCTATAACATCGCCATAGCTGTCCGGCTCCCTGTCGTAGGTAGAGAAATAACCGGTGATCACACCGGCCTCGTCTGCCTTTACCTCAAAACTTTTGTATAAATGTCCCATATCTTCCTCCTTATCCGACCGTGATGATCACTTCCGTGCTGCAGTTGCATCCGCATGTTGTATCCGGATCTCCGTTTTCGTCTCCCGGCCAGAAACACCCATTTGAGAATGCATCATCGATCGGAACTCTTTCACCGTTCATCATGGCGTGCTCCGGTCGCGGATTGTCTCCCGTTACCCACATCTTTTCTACTGTTTTGTGGATACCCTGCTGTTCAGCCTGCTGCGGTGCTTCATGTGTGGCTGCCCATCCTGCGGCGACCAACGCCAGCGACCTGCCGAAGACGATGCTGTCTTTATCCTCCCTCACCTGAAAAACATGCGCCGGTGTTTTCTCCTCGTCCTCGTCTTCAAGCGCGTCAAGCAGCTTCCAGTACGTTGCCTCGTTGATCTTTTTGGCTCTCATTTTGGCCATCTCATGAAGATAGTTCCGTGTCTGCGCCGTATTGTATTCAAAGCCGAGTGCAGTCGCAGTTTCTTTACCGTGTGCATCTGCTATGCGTTGAATACGCGGCTCAATGTCATCGGTCAGCTCTTCGTCCCACCGTTCCTTATCCCACCATGCAGCGGACTTTGCGCCGATTTTCGGAAGCACGGAAGATGCCTGCCGTTTCCAGAACGACTTCATAATATCGGCCATCCAGTCTTCTTCTTCCTGTGTGGACCGCGCTTTTATCCGGATCTGACCGGATTTTGACTTGCACGATGGACAGTTGCAGTTTTCCTGTATGGTCATCGGAGTCTGTTCGTCCATGTGCGTGTCCTGCGGCGATGCCTGTCCGCCAGTCACGACATTCAACGGAACGATCAGTTCATCCCCACCATCGACCGGCGGAAGATTATTGTCAGCTCTCGCCTCGTTTCTGGTCATGTACGGACCACCTACAGCGCTCTGCAGGATGCTGGCACGTTCTTCAAAACTGCCCTTCAGCTTTTCAGTCATGTCGAACTCAACATATGTTTCCGGATCTGCTCCGATCATCGGAAGCAGAAAACTGTTCAAACGTTGCTGAAGCATCTGCAGTGTCGGACCAAGACAATCAGCATACAACGCCCTTGCATTGTCTTTTGCGCTGGCATATGTCTGCGTAGTCGTGTGCCAGATCAGTGACGGATTGACGTGATATGCAGCGGCCACATCCTCACGTGACAGCTGCTTTGTCTCCGCATACTGCGCTTCCTTTGCGTTGAACGCATACGGTTTGATCTCCATCCCGTCTTCCAGGAGCGGCATCTTTCCTGCGTTCTCCCCGTCAGCTCCCCATCCTTCGCGGAATGCAGTCAACCATTTCCGCTTCGTTTCGTCATCCCACGGAGCGACATCTTTCGGTCTGGTGATATATGCGTTAAACCGTCCGGAAGAACGATAGATCTGCGTCCGGAACCTGTCTGCCTGTATCTGTTCTGTCAATGTTGTCCGCAATGCCGCGATCGGAGACTGGTATCCTCCCGGATTGCCAGGTGAATACATCCGAAATTGCACAAATTCTCTGCGGTCAATCGAAATAAACTGACCATTTCCTGCATGAATCTTTAACACGTCCGGCGCATAGTTTGTTTCACGGCCCGTGTCTGCGATCCATTCTCTCGGTATCAGACGCAGCTGGTATCCGCTTTCACTATCTGCATCCGGAAGCAGCCAGACAGTCGCGACACCCATCAGAAAAAACTCAACGGACAAAGCGTTGATAAATTCATAACTGGTCTGATCCGCGTTTGGTCGCCAGAAAAGCTTCGCCGCAGTGCTGTCGCGATCCCTCTGCCGATCGGCTTCACCGTCCCGTCTGTAGACTTTCAACGGCAACTGCGCGATGGAATCTGCCAAAAACGAGACAACTGCGTGCAGATTTGCCTGCGTTGCGTACAGTTCTCGCGCACTCATAGGTCCAACGACCGGCATTTCTTCCGGTGTGATCACATAATAGATATTTTTTCCAAATAGTGTCCTCAGACGCTGTGAAATAGGCATCTCACGCCCTCCATTCAGGCGAACATAAGCGATCCGCCAGATGCATAACTACTCTCGTATATTTTCTTTTCCGGTTTCCTCGCCATTTGTGTCGCTGCTGAAAAAGCAACATAACATGCTATCAACGGCGATGGATCATCCGGACTCTTCACACGGTCCGGTAGCTCTACACCGCCTCCGAGCTGCCGCAGCTGCATTGTTTTCCCCGGTGCATCCAGCACCGGCTGAGGAAGATGGAAGATCTTCAACCCTCCTCGAATGCTTTCCGGTTCGTTTGCAGCGATTCCGTCCCAGAACCGTCCCCATCCTGCGGACAAGTCACCGCCCTCGATCGGCATACGGACCACATTCGGCAGCGTGCATATCTGTTCTGCAAGTCCGACTACCGGACAGCCGCGGCCCTGGAATGCCAGGTTCATCGGTCCGCGTTCCTGCCGTTCTTTGAACCATTTCAACGCCCATTCAGTGCCGATCTGACGCGCTATGACCTCGATGTGGAAATTGCCATCCTCCCGAAGTCCCGCCACTGCGATCGATGTCCATCTGCGATTCTGTGACAGGTCGATTCCGAAATACAGTTCTGATTCCGGAGCAATCCCGGACGATGTATCAATACCTGCGTCCCATGCACCGTCAGGGAACGGCTGCGGAAGTATCGTTTCGACCTGCTGGCACATGCATTCGGACCGGAACTTGTTCTCCGGGAACGTGGACCGGTTCGACAACAGTGCTCTTTCCGTCAGGTATCCGTACCCAAGAGCCGGATTTGCCTGCGCCAGTGCTTCCATGTCATCCGTTTTTGCGCCATCAGGTGCGGACCATTCAAACAGTCCGAGCGTGTTTCCATCCACATTTCCGCCAAAATCTGACGCGTCGCTTCCTTCAATGCTCGACAACGCCTGCGACCGCAGCTGTCTGAGCACGATCGAGTCCGGATCGCCAGCGTTCGAAAAACAAACGATCAGTCCGTTCGGCTTTGCGTTTGTACTGGCAGCGGCAGCGGCCCATGTTTCCCAATCTCGCTGTTCGCGGATCTCATCCAGCATCACTAAGTCATTCGAAT